CGACTATGATTTCTCAAGAGATCAAAGTTGTTTCTAAAGCGTCTATTCAGACGGTGCGTGGTGTACCTGTCCTGAACGAGTTAGACTTGAAAGCCCCAAAATGGCTGAAAGTTGAAATCGATGGGAAGGTATGCCGGGTATTGATTGGATTGGAAGGTGTGAACCTTGGTGTGTTATCTCTTCGTGAGTATCAACCAAGCTTCCTTGGTAAACGCTTGAAATTTTTAACCAGGGAAGAACATCTTGCCTTTTTAGGACAAGAGTTGAAAGCCGCAGAAGATGATGTAATGTTGTCTTTTGACGGTAGATTGATATTTTTTGTTTGTAGGCATGATGGTGTTCACCCAGGTATGGTAACACTGTACCAGCTTGTTCCTGGCTTTGGTCTATTACAGATCTTTTCCGGTCAGGAGAGTTGGAAGGAATGGCAATTTCAGAATGCAGTGTTAACACACCCGTCACGAAAAACCCTGTCACGTTTAACTCGCACATGTGAGTCAATTGTTGGTGTGGAGAATAAATCGAAGATGAGTTATAGTCAGTCAGAGTATCGACTACGAGCAGCTTTCCGTCAAGCGGAAAGTATCCCGCAGTTGGTGCTAATGGCGATGATGATCGTCTTCTTTTTAGCTAAACCAGTTGACGGTTTAAGACCCGTCTGGTTGGATTTAGATGACGAGCACGACTTTGCTAATAACACAGTTCGTGCTTATCATTTTTCACAAGAACATAATCAGATTTTATTTGACCGCTTTATGGTGGTTGGTGCGATTTCAGGTTGTGTTTCCTTTTTGTGGATGTATTATTGGTGTATGTATCTCGGAAATAAGCTTATCTCTAGAATGAATGACTATATGTACCAAGTTCGGTGTCGCGTTTCGCGACTCCGAGCTCGGTTTGTCTATGTTAATTTGATTGAAGTGGAGAGGCAGAAAGAAGAGTTACTAGACTTGATGGCATCCCGTTGGGGGCCGTTACCTAAAGTATATGTGTCAGAAACAGGAGTGTTGTGTGATTACACAACTATTCTTTATCGTTATGTGCCTGAGTATCTACCCTTGCCAGATGGAGTAGATGCGCATTTCACTACTCGTGAAGATGTACAGGTGATACCGCTAGGTATAACCCCTCGTAAAGAAGCGGTTATATCGAGTAGTGTCCCTGTAGATGTTGACAAGTCGCGTTTGCGCATTGTTTCTATTTGTATAGTGGATGGTGTGAAGTCGGATAGCGGTCTTAATACTCATGTAGGGTGGGGCGTAAATGTCTCTCAAGGTGTGGTGTTAACGAATATACATGTTTTGGGTGTAGCCTTTAGTTTAGGTGGTGATTTAGCAATTACTTATTTTGATATTAATCAAAATGATTGGTTGGTTTATCCTACCAAAGTTATTGGTCAACACGCAGAACTGGATTTGGTAGCACTAATGGCGCCTTGGGGATTACCTACGGCTCGCTTGCATCGGTGTAATGTAGGTGATTCGTTGACGTTAATTGGTGCTGGTTACAGTACTCCTACCGTTGGGGAAGCAATAGCTAAAATCTCTAATTCCTCACCGGGTGTGGCCCTTAGTGTGAAAGGTGATTACGTCACCCACTCATGTACGTCAGTGCCGGGTAATTCCGGTCTACCTATATGGCGTGGAAATGCCGTGGTCGCTTTGCACACCGAGAGTGTCATTACTGGGATATCAAACGGTGCTGTGCATTTTTCAGACGCGGTGGTGGAATGGGTCAAGTTGATGGCCCTTCAATCTCGGTCTATTTTGGGTTTTCCCGAAGCTCAGGGGGATCATTACGATATGAATTTAAGTGAATTTTTAGATTTTCATCGTATTCTTCCTGAAAATGTTCAGCAAAGTCCATATAACTCAGAGGAGTTTAAAGTAGCTATCATGGACCCCAATACAAAAGAAGTTAAGTATTACTTGATTGATACGACTAATCCTGCGAATATTGACGTTGCGCTCATCACTGACCGTGGTGTGCGTGCCGTAAATAGACGTGAGTTACAGACGCGTCATGATCGTATAGCTAAACGGAAGAAACTCAATAAAAAGGGTGCAGCTAAGCGTGGGGCTCGTGAGGTAGGAAATAAGGTACATGGTCGTAACTCTAAGGTTAATCGACGCTTAAAACTTAATTTGAATAAGATTGGTAAAGAAGCGTTGGTATCTTTTCATGGTGGTGATCGTGAGCTTAGCACAGACGAAGCAGAAGAAGCGAGTGATTTTGAAGAAACAAAAACACCGCAGGTGGAACCGTATATAATGGGGGCTACTGTTGAGAAAATATGTCAAGGTAGACATGTAACACAAATTGATACTGAGGGTGGAAAACCCTTGGATACTGGTTTATTACTAGAAGACTTTGGCATTACTCAGCAGGAGTACGCCGATATACAGCCTCCTAATTTAACTCGATTTGAAGAGTGTTGTTCAGCCAATTGGTTGAGTAAAAAGGGAACCGAAGTAGCTTGGATCTCGAAGGACAAGGAAGAGGGTTTTTATAAATATTTAGAAACCGTCTTTCCTGTTCGTCCAGAGTGTTATCAAGGTGAGCTTAAAATTGAAGATGCTTGGAATGAAATCTTAATTGACACAGGTGATAAAACACCTGGTTTGTCTTTTATGATGGATACCAAGTGTGGTCAATCTCATCAAACGAAGTTACAGGTGGAGGATTGTTCCATTTGTAAGGTGTGGTTGTTTTCTGAATGTCAGTTAATTCTTGATGGTAAGTCTGATTGGTTACCTACTTTTAATCTATTCCTAAAAGAAGAACCTACTAGCATCAAGAAAAGAGAGGAGCATCGACAGCGAATTATTAGTGGTGGGGAGTGTTTGTTTGAACTTGTCCAAAAAATTGTTCACTCAACCTCTTATAAGTGGTATGAGAAGTATGCTCAAGTGAGTAATCCTATGTTGTTGGGATTCAATTTGTTAAAAGGGGGGCATAAAGCGGTGGCAACGCGATTGGATCCTTCTGGCGGGGGGCAAGATTTTGAAGTAGACGTATCGTCTATGGATTTATCTATACCCGGCCAGTTGGCTGCAATAGCACATCGCGGATGGCGCCTTGTTATGCGTATACCTGATAGCCCGGCAGTTCTCTATGAAGAGAAAATGCTGGCGGGTCAGAAGCGTGTGCGTATAGCAGATCATATTGAAGTCCTAACTTTCATGTGTAGAGCTCGCTTGGGATATAACCCTAGTGGCCACTTTCTTACTACTATTTTAAATAGTTTCGCAACTTTATTTGTGGAATATGACTTAGGTGGTCGTTTGGTGTCGGTAACGAATCATTTGCCCGATTGGAATAATTGGTCATTTGTTCGGCAGATTAGTACTGTTATACGTTCAGTCGTACATGGTGATGATGCCGTTTTTCGAATTTATATACCTCATGGGTGTACAGAAGATCAAATTAAAAAATTGATAATTGATGTATATGCTGAGCATGGTTTGACTTGTAAAAAAGTCATTGGTTCGGAATCTGGGGGAGCTTCTATGATTGGGAAAACCTTTTTAGGTTTTATATGGTACCAT